ATTTTAGGTAAATTATCCATTTTCATTCTCTCTAGTTATTAAAGCATAACTAACAACAACTGTTACTTTACTTGCTGTAGCTGCTTGCGCTTTTATAACATCTCCTTCTTCTAAATTCAAGCCTTGAGGTGAAGCATTTTCTTGTGATGACGCACCCATGCTTTTTCTAAAAAATTCTATATCAGTAGATGCTGAGCTATCTCTTAATGAAGCATTACACAAAATAGTCCCTGTGCTAGAATTAGTAAAATAAACACTTTTTACAATAGCTACAGCAGTTGTAGATATTGTTAATACTGTATTTAAATTAGTATCTCCTAAAGATTTAATTGCATTTTTATATTGTATCGTCATGCCATGAAATAATTAAATGCGTCTTGTTCGTTTTTTAAGTCTTCTTGAAAAGAAAAATTTAATTGATTTTGTAATGTAGTTAAAGACTCTAGTATCTGTCTTTGGTTTTCTACGTCGTATTCTTGTTTAGGTTCAGGTATGTAGTTTGTTACTTTAGCCATTAGAAGCTACCCATTTCAGCCGCTGTTCCACTTCCTCTAAATCCTGGGCCAGCTTGTTGTTGTGTAGTTGTTGCTCCTACACCTGACCCTGGTTCATTGGTGTCAATATCTCTGGTTCTACCAATTTCTTCATAAACTTTACCTAATGATTCAAGTCCTTTTTTTCTTCTTGTTATTTGTGCAGGGGTCATTCCAGGGGGTTCATTTTTGTTTCCTGTTATTAAATCGAAAGGAGTGTCATAAGTTCCTCTTATTTTACCAGGAGTATATCCTCCAATTGTTCTAGGTTTAATACCTAAAAGTTCTAATCCTTTTCCAAATATTCCAAGTGGTATATTTGTAAAAGCTGGGTTAATATTTTTACCTTCAAAAGTTTGAAAATTACCTAATTCAGGGTTGTAATAAGCTGTTAGTTCTGTTGGTATAAAATCTCCTAACTCTTCATCATAAACATCTTTAGTAAAAGTTTTTGATCGAGATAAATCTAAATTTCCAAATGCGCCTCCACCTATAAATTCATTGCCTCCACCACCTTGATTTTGTTGTGCAGATAATAATAATAATTGTTCAGGTGTTAATCCTTCTACAGGATCCTGTGTTGGAACAGGTTGAATAGTAGCTGCAGGAATTCCAGTATTAGTAAAGATAGGTGATATACTAGGCATGCCTCGGTTTAAATATGCTTGTGCTAAATCAAATAAAGTTGCCATTATCTTCTTCCGTCTGGTTGTGCGTCTAATCTTAATGTTCCATATCTCCAGGTTTCACCTGTACCATCGTTTTCTATTTTGACAGACAGTAATCTTCCTCGAGCTCGGGTATCTATCTTATCAGTTGCTGCGGTAACTGTAAAGGGTCCAAGTGGAGAACTTACAGCTACATCGTCTGGGTAAGAACTTACAAACAAAGTAATCTGTGCATCTCCTGTTTGATATTTAAAATCAGGTATAAATCGTCTAACAGCCATAAAAAATTCACCATCTCCTCGGTAATCTGCTATTCCCGTTTGTTGACCAAGGGCGCTACGTCTAGATGTTATATCCCAATCTCCTGATCTTATAAATGCAGGAATAGCCGTGGTTGCAACACTATTAACTTGATCTGTGCCAACCTCGTGTTCATAGTAAAGACTAGATCCATATTTGTTAGTAATACCAAGAATATCAGGGAACACTGGTGTTGCGCTATCATCATAATCAGTTGCATAAGGGTTATCAAATACACCTTGATCTGCATACGTTGTTCTATCTAGTGATGACGTTGTCCAACAGTCTTCAGAATAATTATAAGTCACACACCTATCAATTTGTGTAGATCCAGCTTTAGGATAAAACCAATTTACTTCTGTATATAAATTATTAGAACCAGAAAATACAACATCACTTGCATTAAAGTTTAATCCAAGATTATTACCATCTGTGCTAAATACAAAATCTTCTACAAGGCAAGGTAATGATTTCACTGTACCATCAAATGCAAAGAATCCACCTTGAGAACCCATCCAGAATACAATACCATTAACGTAAGTAGCTGCATGTTGACCAATACATCCACAGTTTGTACCAACCTGTCTAACACTAAATGTAAATGGTGGACCAACAAATTGAATAACGTAAGCTGCATTATCAGTTATAACAAAAACATAATCTTTACCTTGAAGAGCAGCTCTTATTTCATTACCGGTATCTAGTCTAAACGTACCGGCAGTGTTTGTAGCTGTTGGTGTATAGGTATTTAAATCTTCTTGATTAGAAAATCTTACAAACATCGGATCTTGAGTTGCTGGTGTTCCAATTGTAGTTTCAGTTCCAAAGTGAAATAAATGTCTATCTCGATCAGATACTAAAGTAAATCTAGTGGCTGTAGGATTATTCGTAGTTGCAAAACTACTTGTAGACTTTGAAGCTCTAATAGTTCTGGCATTTGATGCGCCTGCATTCCATGTAAAAGTTTCACCATTAAGTACCGTTGCAACTAATACTTGACCAAAGTTATCAAGACTCCAGTTTCCTGGATCCAGTACCACAGAACTTGTTGATCGTTCCGTGCCCCAGGTTTCAACGTTCCAAGTAGATGTACCCCAACCATAACCTGTTGTTTGAGTTGTGGGTCCAACTATCACATAAGGATTGACAGTGACTGCACCAGCTGCAGTCATACCTGATCCTGTTTCAACTGTTGCTGCTTGAACAGTAAATTTATCTATGTCAGGCACAGTTAAAATTTCGTATACTTTTTGTAAATCAGAAGCTGTATAACCACTGGCCCCTGTTACAGTTACGCCAGATAAAGTCACATATCTTCCAACTAGTAATCCATGAGATCCTTTGTTGATAGTTATAACATTAGAATTATTAACTGTAGTTAATGTTCCTCCGGTAATCGCAGTATCTAAAGGTGTAATGTCGTAAAAATCATTACCATAATATAAAAATAAACCTTGTGAGGTTCCAATTGCAGCATACTTTTCACCAGCAAAACTTGAAAAAGCCACCTGTGCTCTGCCTGCTCCAGGTAAAGATTTTCCGGCAGCTGTTAATTGTAACCAACCACCTATTTTTTCTGGTAAACCATATCTAAATCTAACAAAATCACCATCTGTCCATTGGCCTTCAGCCCCTGATTCTGTATCTTGTTTATTAAAACCTGGCTTGAAATTTAATTTTTGTAGCATATAGTAGCTTATATATTAGTTTTTATTATAATGAAAGATACAAAATGATTAACGTATTGGAGAATAAATGAAAGAAAAAATAATGAACATAACTAATTTTATAGGTGTCTATGATAATTTTGTTACAGAACAAGAGTGTGATGTAGCTATTAAACTTTACGAAGAACAAGATAAATTTCATAACACATTAAATAGAGTTTCTACACAAAACAAATCTGTTTTAGAAATGCAAGATCAACAATTCTTTGCTCATGGTGGAAATATAGAAGTGTGGTGGGATTGTTTAACCTCAATGATACGAAATTTTGAGATGGCTTGGAAACACTATACAACAAGCACAGGAGCAGTTGAAGCTTATGGCTTAAAAGAAGCAGATTTTCATCTTGCAAGTTTAAAAATTCAAAAAACTTTACCTACAGAAGGATATCATATTTGGCATATTGAACATGGTAAAGGTTTTGAAAATGAAGCTAGAGCTTTTGTATATTCTATATTTTTAAATGATGTTGAAGAAGGTGGGGAAACAGAGTTTCTACATTTTTCAAAAAGAGTAAAACCTAAAAAAGGAAGAATAGTAATTTGGCCTGCAGGATTTCCTTATGTTCATAGAGGAAACCCTCCATTGTCTAAAGAAAAATATTTATTAACATCTTGGATAACTTTAAAACCTGTATGATCAAAATTGTAGATGATTTTTTTGAAGACGTTTCATTTAAAAAAATAAAAAATTACGTTGTAAGTCAATTGTTTTATGAGCCTAGGTATTTACATAATACGACTGAAAAAAACAATAAAACTTATTATGGTGCTAGATTTGTTTTAAATAAAAATCCTGGATTATTAGATACTTTTGTTAAGCAATCAGAAAAAACATTTAAAATAAAAATAAAAAAATTATTTAAAGATAGTGGAATAGATATAAGAAATTTAGATCATTTTGTACCACACACAGATGATGGGGTAGGATCTAAAATAAATATATTAATTATGATGAGTGGACCAACGGCAGTCACTAATGGAACTGTTTTTTACAAAGAAGGAGAGTTGGATATTCACGTAGGATTTAGAGAAAACAGAGCTATTTTATTTCCGGCAAATTGGGTTCATTCTGCACATGCAACTAATGTGGCAAATTTAAGAAGACACACTGTTAGTTTATTTGTAATGGATTATGAAGAGTAAGATGTAGGTCTTGCACCTAATCTAGCAATTTTATCTGATTCAGTTTCACCATCAACACTATTATTATCCCAATTAGATTGTAATTGAACTAAATGCGCTGCATCCCATCTGTTTGTAAAATCTGTAAAATCACCTAAGTTAGCAGCTTCCCAAGTAGAGTGATTAGTTTCATCTCTATATTCTACAGTGTCACTAGGGTTAGATGTTCCATATTGGATAGCCCAAATATTATTCCATTTAGCTAATCCCCAAAAATCATTATCGACAATATTGTATCCAGTTCCTGCAGCATCACCACTTTGTTTAATAACAAGCTTGTCATCAAATACTACTGTCCAATTTGCGTTAGTTGCCATAATTTCTCCTAAGTTTTTATAATATAAATTACTGTTAAAAAAGGTTGAACAACCGAAGTTGCATCCCCACTAAATGTTGCACTCATGTTGTGTTGGTGACCTGTACCTGAACCTGTAGCTGCTGTAGCTGAAGTTCCACCCATAGTATGAAATCCTCCACTTATGTGAGTTAAAAGATTAGGAGTTCCACCCCCTTGTCTTGTTTCTACCGGGTGTGTGTGAGAAGCTAATTGGGCTGTTGATAAAGTTGCGTTCGCTGTAGAACCTCCAATATTTCCAGTTGCAGCTACAGTAGAAGCTCCACCAGTTGAAGCTAAAGCTTGTGTTCCAGATTTACTTACAGCTACTTTTTCTTGTAGATCAGGTAATAAAAAAGTAGATGAACCATCACCGGCTCCATAAGTTGTACCTACGATTGCAAATAAAGCTGAGTAAGTTGATCTTGATACAGCTGCTCCATTACATTCTAAAAAACCTGTAGGTATTGATGATGCAGACCACGGAACAATAGTAGCTGTAGGAATTCCTTCGATACCAGTAAGATCGGCACCTGAAAAATTGTATTTTGTTGCTTCGTAATTTGCCATATTCTATTTCTCCTTGTATGTCCAACCTGTTGTAGCATCTCCTGAAAATACTAAACAGAAACCAGCACCTTGAGTGTTTACCACTAAGTCTGCTGCTGCGTTAGCTATATTAGAACTGTTTCTGCCAACAGTCAATGCGTTACTATCAAAATCATAACCTTGATCTACAAATGAAACTTCATCACCTGTGGCAGGGGATGCGGGTAGTGTAACTGTTACTGCTCCACCATTTGTATTTACTAAAAGTTGAGCGCCAGCTTGAACTGTTTCAGCTGCAGAAACCACTCTCCAGTTTCTTTGCTCAGATAATTTTACTACATTAGTTCCGTCAGAGTATAATACGTAATTATTTCCTTCACATAAAAGGACACCTGTACCTGATGCAGTTTTAAAAGTTAAAGTATTTCCTGCGTGGTCACAAGCATTTTGAACATTATAAACTTTTTCTACTCCATCTGGAATAGAAACAGTTCTAGTCCCTGCTAAAGTACCTGTTAATTTAATAACATCGTTTTTACCATTTGATACAGCACCATTAGTAAAAGTTAAAGTTCTATTAGCGTTAGTTAAATTGAAAGTTGTAAAGCCACCAATGGCTTGTTCTAAAATAAGTAAGTTTGTATTTGTAATTTGACCCCAAGTTCCCGAGTTTTCACCGGTTGCTTGTACTGTAAGTTTTAGACTAGCAGATGTAGAATTCGCCATTTTTTAATTCCTTATACGTTCATTTTATTAAAAATATGAGTTTCTGTCAAACTCATTATGCAGCCACCTCTTGCCATCCTGGAGGTGTTATAGGCGCTGAACCTGTGTTAACTTCGTTCCAGATTAAAGCACTACCAGATCCTTGGTTCATAGTCAAGCTTAAACCTGTAAGTTGAATATCAATATGAATTTGAACACTAACGCTAGCTAATTGATTATTTAAAGGAAAACCTGTTGGTACAATAGTTTGTCCAGGGACACCTGCGGCCGTTCCTAATCCAGCAGTCATTGCAATACCTGAAGGACTTGCACCTGCTCCAGCTAAACCTAAAGCTGTTCCTAAATTTGCGGTTATTAAATTTCCAGTTATAGAAGCATCTGGTGCTGGATCTACAATACCTAAAGTTGCTTGTGCTACGTTTAAAGTATTAAGAGTTAAACTTGCACTTCCAGTAATTGTTTCATCACCTAAAGCTCCAGTCATTGCAATACCCGTTACATCGACGTTTGCAAATTCACCCTCAACGCCCCATGCATTAACATTCCAACCTTGTCTACCCCAACCTGTTTGATTAAATGCATCTATAGTTCCAAGACCCATAGACATTGCATTACCTGTAGCCATCGCATCAGGTCCAGCATCAGCTGTGCCTAAAGCGGAAGTCATTGCAAAACCTGTTTGAAAAATTGTAGTTGCAATGTCTACAGTTACAGAACCAAGAGCAGTTGTAATAAGTTGATTGTTATTTGTAGATGGACCTGGAGATACATCGATAGAAGCTACGACACTAGTTAAAGCTCCTGTAATAGGTAAACCAGTTGGAACAACATTACCAGCAATGCCCCATGCAAAATCACCCCAGTTGGCTCTACCCCAACCAAGATTAATTTCACCAACAGTTGTTTCGTCACCTAAAGATGCAGTAAGGGCAATACCCGTAACTGTAAAAGTTGGGTCAGATGTATCGTTCCATTGGTTTTGACCCCAAAAGCCAGTACCCCAAGTTCCGGATGCCATAGGAGTTTACCCCCTACGATTAACCAGAGATCCTTAGAATCGCTGCTGTTGAAGTTTGAGCTGGAAACTGAATTGTAAAAACTCCAGATGTAGCTGTTTTATCTGCTCCAAAATCTAAAACTGCCACCGCTGAATTTGAGAACGATGTGTTATAGATTAAAGCACCTCTAG